TAGGGGACAGATACGAATACATACGCTATCCTGCAAAATGGAAAGACACAGTAACCAACACCACAAGATATATACAAAAAGAACAAGAAATTAACAACGTCAGACTCAGTGTGAGTCATACAGTAAGTGCCTACAATATCTATTATCTAGACGAATTCTTTGCCTGGTGTTACAATATAGGATTACCAAGGCCTTGGTTAGGAGCAGTTCATAGTCCTGCGCACATGAGACCCGCAGCCTGGTCTGATAGGGCAATTGATTTTATTGCAAAACATCTTGGTACTAGCAAGTATGATGATGTACGAGTCTGGGCTGATGCTATAATTAACAATAGAGATACTGTTCAATTCGACGAATTCTGCAAACGATTACACCAGCATGATCAATATCGTGACACTGATTTTAAAACAACATTTCCTGAACTAGCACTATACATATGAAACAATGCACCATAATAATTCGAGATGAAGTCAACATCAAGATAGAAGGACTTGATCTGGATTGCCGCAAGGCTCTGGTCACAGCTTTCAAGTACGAGAATCCTGCAGCACGTTACCTGCCCGCAGTTCGACTGGGCCGCTGGGATGGCAAGATTGCCTACTTCCAGCTGGGTGGCAGCACCTATGTGAATCTCCTGCCGGAGATCATGCCCATACTTGATAAATTTGACTACAGTCCGGTGCTGGATGATCAACGTGAGTACACCACCACATTTGACTTTGCAGCAGTTTCCGAGAATCATTACGGCCATGTGCTATGGCCTAAAACTCATCCAGCAGCTGGTCAGCCCATGGTGCTGCGTGACTATCAAGTGGAAATCATCAACAAGTTTCTGACCAATCCGCAGTGCATACAAGAAGTGGCCACAGGCGCAGGCAAGACCATTATCACAGCAGCCTTGAGTGATGCAGTCAGTGCCTATGGTCGTTCAATTGTGATTGTGCCCAACAAGAGTCTAGTAACACAGACCGAGCAAGACTACATCAACATGGGGCTGGATGTGGGTGTGTATTTTGGTGACAGAAAAGAATACAATCGTCAGCATACCATATGCACCTGGCAGAGTCTCAACAACATGATGAAGCTGACCAAGACTGGCGAAGCAGAAATAACCATTCATGAATTCATACAAGATGTGGTGTGTGTGATTGTGGACGAGGTTCACATGGCCAAGGCTGATGCACTCAAAACCCTGCTGACCGGAGCCATGAGTCAGATTCCCTTGAGATGGGGCCTGACAGGCACAGTGCCAAAAGAACTGTTTGAAAGTCAGGCCTTGCTGGTTAGTCTAGGACCGGTGGTCAGTCGACTCAGTGCCAGCACACTACAAGACGCAGGTGTTCTAGCACAGTGCCATGTGAACATTGTGCAACTGGTGGACCATGTGGAATACGCTGACTATCAAAGCGAGCTCAAGTACCTGCTGGAAGAGTCCGGGCGCTTGGACACCATGGCCGAACTGATACGCAAGGTAAACGAAACAGGCAACACACTGGTGCTGGTGGACAGGACCGAATGTGGCCGACAACTGGTAGAACGCCTGGGTGACAAAGCAGTGTTTGTGTCTGGCGCTACCAAGTCAAAAACTCGCCAGGACGAATACAACCAGGTAGCAGATGCCACAGACAAGATCATTGTGGCCACTTATGGTGTGGCTGCTGTGGGTATCAACATACCGCGCATCTTTAATCTTGTGCTGGTGGAACCGGGCAAAAGTTTTGTACGTGTGATACAGAGTATTGGACGTGGTATTAGAAAAGCTGAAGACAAGGATCATGTGGAAATCTGGGACATAACCAGCACCTGCAAGTTTGCCAAGCGTCACTTGACCAAGCGCAAACAGTTCTACAAGGAAGCCAACTATCCATTCTCAGCAGAGAAACTAGAGTGGATGAAGATCAAATGACAATACTTGTAGTCGGTGACAGCTTTATGTCCAACGAACAATACCGTTATCAGGGCAAACACTGGACTGAACTGATTAGTAATCACACCATAATGAATTACAGCCTGCCCGGTGCATCCAACAACTGGATATTGCATCATCTGTTTCGTGCATTGCATAAAACTACTCCAACGGCTGTTGTTATAGGTTTTACAGATCCCAATCGTATTGAGTTCAAGAACACCTTAGACGACTCTGACCTTCAGTATAGGTTGCCGTACGGTCCTCCGCAGTGGATTACCAACTGCTACGAACCTTGGTTAACCAGTGACCAGAAATTAGCAACAACACTTTGGAAAATCACAACGGATTCAGATTTTAACTCTGCCAGAGATGCTATGAATATTGTCAACATGTTGTATTTTGTAAAAAGCACCGGCATTCCATTTGTGTTTACATTTGGCATGTTTAAATACAATATGGGGCCGTGTGTTCCTGATTATACAAAAAAACATCTAGAAAAATTTAGCAAATATCAATTGCACACAAACTTGGCAGATGTTCCGGTCACTGAATATGATAACGAGTGTTGTTTTCATTTGCCACAACCCAAATATCAAGTGCCCATGGCTGATGAAGTTCTGGCCCACTTGACTCGGGTCGGTTGGTCGGGATAATACGATTTCATACAGGAGAAGTCAGAATAGATAGAGTCAGATACTGGTTGACTTTGCGGCAAAAACACTGTATTATTAACACATGCGAATTTTAACACTTGACAACAAACCCTATGATCTAGATCATTTGCCCGACGAAGTAGACGATATGCGTTTTGCCATCCTGGACAACAGCAACCCGCAAGATCCAGATTATCACTACATTCCTTTGATATTTTTGGAAAGCTTCAGCGCACCTGCCCTGGTGCTGCAGATAGGCGATGCCAGAATCAAAATGCCCGTGGACTGGCAAATTCTAATTGGTGAACCGGATCTTGGCGACCTAGAAATGTTGCCCTTGACCAGTATCAATGATCGTGGCTTCAATGTATTCCAGTTCAATCCTCTCAGCAGCTTCAGGCCCAGTTTTCCACCCATTGAAATCATTGATGTTTATCAAGAAGTGTCTTGGTATGCACCCAAACTCAAGAACGGACAGATGCTGTGTGTGCCCATCAACGACGCTGAACAACCTGACTGTGTGTACTTTGTGAAAGACGTCAGTCGTAACTGTGAAATAGTTGACTACAACAAGGCCTGGTAGATATGGCTTACACAGAACCTGAAGTATTTCGAACAATCAATCGACTGGCCCGCCTGTATTTAGAAAGTTACCCCGAAGATCGCGAAGGTCTGGAACGATTCCTGCGTTGGGCACATGTTCAGTACGGGTATGAGTATGGGTAGTCTTGTGCCTGGTGTGCCCTTGATCTACGAGCGTGTGGAAGGTACGGTGTACTCCAGACGTGTGGGCGAACTTGCTCGCACAGTGGTGGGCTACGATCATGACCCTAGGACCAGTGATGGTAGACCCGTGTATGATCATATACAGGAAGATAAAATGTGGGGAGAGATTCGGCGAACGGCTAAGACCAATCCTACTTTACAAGATGCTCTAGAACGTGCTATAATGATCTATCAACTGAGCAAGACCACATGAGTGATCCTTTAAATTTTATTAATGTTGCTGATGTTCGGGGGCAGGATACCTGGCAGTACATTGATGATAATTTTTTACATGTGTGCAGAAATAAATCTGTTGTAGAAATTGGACCGTTTGATGGATGTGTAAGCGAAAGAATTATGAATCATCAGCCCCAGCAACTTACCTTGATTGAAGCACGAAAACAATCAGTTGATCGGCTTCAATTAAACCCTAAATTAAAATCATGCAAGGTGTTGCTTGGGGATATGCATTGTGATTTGAATCAAGTTGGGCAAGTGGATGTGGCTGTGGTATTGGGAGTGATTTATCATAGTCATGCACCGTTGTTGATGCTGGAAGAATTGGTCAATCAGTGCAACCCTCAGAGTATCTTGCTTGATAACCCGGGCTCCGATCCAGGACAACTTTTAACATGGGTCAAGGAATCAGCTAATAATCCAGGCATGCGACACACAGTATTAGACAGAAAAACTTGCGGAATTGTGATAACCATTGGTGAAGAATTATTAACAGCAGCAATGACTAATCTTGGATATCGATTACATATGAAACAGATTTTACCTAGAAATTTAAGTTTGAAAGTAGGATGGCCAGTATATCAATTTGAAAGAATTCATGGATAAACTACACATTTCAAACGAGATGCGCCAACTGGATGCCAAGAACAGACGTTTTTATGACGAACTTGATTCTGATGAGCGCAAGAAATTCTCCACGTTTCTGATGCTGCGCTGGGGCTCAGCAGTGGACGGTGCTCAGGAACTACAAGAATACTATGTGCAAAGTTGCAATCACTATCTCAACAAGCACTTTTTTGACATAGGCCGCCATCCCAAACTGCAATGGTTGTGTGCTACAGCCATGAGTCCAGGCATGGGAACAATGCGGCATCCCTGGATCGCTCCCAAGAAAAAAGTTGCAGGACTCAGTGCCAAGCGTAAAGCCTTGATGGAAATATACCCCACCTACAAGGACGACGAGATTGACGTGATGACCGAATTGGTCACACAAAAAGAACTAGACGCATACAATCGAGATTCAGGTAACATCAAGAAGTAATCAACATGACCCATGTGTGTGAATACTGCAAAAAAGAGTTTGTGAGAGAAACATCTATACAAGCGCACATGTGCGAGCCCAAACGTCGACGACGCGAGCGTGACGAACCAGGACCAAG